GTCAACTGCTGTGAAGGCAGAAAACATTCCTGCGGGGTTGGCGGCCGGTGTGCTAACTACGCTGATATCGTAGATTTCAGTTACCCTGGCGAAACGATCGCCTGCTACTTGTTCTGGTACTCCACTAAAGGTAAGAGAAAGGCCGAATCCTTCGGGCAATACGTTGGCTAGATGCTGAACAAATTGCGCTTCGTTGGTGTTGAACAAGGTCAGATCACCCATAAGGCGATCGCCTAAGATCTTAAAGCCGTCGATATAGCCAAGGATTCCAGAGACTTCGGCTCCGTGGCCCATGGTTACTTTAATCCGCTTCATGGTAAGCGCTACGGCCAGCGCCTGTTCGAGAGATGTTTGATCGATAAGCAGGTTGTGGCCCTTGGCCTCGCCTACTGTTAATATGGATACGTTGGAAAGTTTGTTGGCCATGCCTAGCCAACGGGTGTCAAATTACTTTTTCTTTTTTGATTTTGACTTACCAATACCTATTGCTTGTACAACCATATTTAGTTCTTTTGTACTAAGGTTAAAATCAGGCGCGTCGGGCATGATAAATGATTCTGTTGCGATCTGCAGTTTTTCAGGAACGCTGTTAGGCCCTGGCTTAATCTCGTTGGGATCAGTGATGATTTCTGTGGGTGTGGTGGTGTCGGTTGCAATGGCGTCGGCCTGTGGTTCTTCCGGGATCGGCGCTTCGTCTGGCGCGGCGGCGATCGGCTCGGCCGCTGGGGTGAGCGCGGCGATAAACTGCTTTTCTTTATTCATCTGTAAGACTTGTTCTTCCCAATCTAGGCCAAGTTCACCGAAATAATCCTGCAAGCTAGACAGACCAGCCTTATAATCCTCGCGAGCCTGCTGGGTTTCTCGCCCGGCGTCCACGGTAAGGCTCTTAGGAGTTTGCCAGCTTACTTTTCTATAATCTTCTGCGGGTGGAAGATCGCCGTTTGCAATAGCTCCACCGATAAAATATCTCCACACGCGATTACAAAATCGATCAATTAAAAGCCGTTGCCGTTGCTCAAATCTACGCTGCGCCTTTGCTACAATGAAACGCATCCCTGCCCCGCCTACGCTGGCTGGATCGTAAACAAATTCAATCGGAAGGCCGAGTCCCATGGCGACGTCACGAATCAGGAACTTGGCGAATGGCTCAAATCCGTTGTTTGGACGGTTTGGTGCAACCATGTCGATCTTTTCGCCTGGGGCTAATCGCGGGATGGTAGCGCTGCTGGTGATCTGTTCGCGGGCAATGGAATTATCGCCAAGGTCAGACGTGGCTATGTTGCCAAAAAATCCGCCACTGCCAGCAAGCGCGTCGCCTTCATTTGATGTAATAACGGCGGCAATACTGCCCTGCAATTTAAGTGCGTCTTTTTCAAATTCACCCAAAAGTTTTAGATCGCGGACGTGATTGAGCGCTCTGGCTAGGTTAGAACCTCCACGAATTTGATCCGGCCTTTCCATTTCCATTAAGTGAATTACTAAATTTGAATTTATTTTTCTGTATGTCTCGCCAAGTTCCAGCAAGTAGGCTGTGGGCTCACCCATCTTTCCAATAAATACACCGTCGGTGCTTTCGTAATCGCCTCCTTCGCAAACTCTGTGACCTTCAACAACTTGCAATTTTCCCTTATCCGTCATGATAACGAATACGTCGCCGTCTACGTCGATCGATCTGCTAAGCGCCAAAAGCAGATCCGTCCAAGTCATGCGCCCGGTCACTTCTGGATTAGGTGCTACGACGTCGCGCCAATACTGCTCGGCTAGTTTCCCAAATTCTGTATCAGTTCCGCGATATTGTGGGCGTAGTCCAGGGCCAACGGAGTAGGATGCGATGGAATCCACGGCTCCTTTAATTAGGCCGACGTTCCTGTACATGTGCCGAGCAAGCTTAAGAAGTTCTATTCTTGTCCATTCGCTTAAATCCAATGATGAATCGCGTGCGTGCGCTCCGTAAATGACGGGTCGTTTACGGCTAAATCCTGCGGCTTCGTAAGGTTGGAACGTGCTAATGCCGGAGCCAAATCCAGCGCTAAAGCTTTTAATGCCTGCGCCAAGCCGACGGACAAGGGAGACTTTCGCCATTAGCTGTCGATCACGAACGTAAAGTCCGCTGATGTCCTAGTAAGCGCAACGCCGTTTAGGTAATCGATTGCGCTTTGAAAAAGTTCAACGCGATCGGTGGGTTTAAGATCAATTTGAAAGGAAGCAGATTGGCCACCGGCTGAAGATCCGACAAGCGCACGGCCGGAGGCGGCGCCTGTCATGGCGCTTTTGCGATCAGCAGCAAGCGACACTAGGGCGGACGCAGTCACTCCGCTGGCTTGAGCCAAGTAATCGGTAGCGACTGCCCGGATCAGTCTGCGGGAAAGGGCGGCCATTGTGGTTGCCTTGTGTCAACAGATGGATATCTTAAAGGCATGGATTGGCGCGATAAGTTCTGGTCGAGCTCTTTTGTGGATGCCATAGGCTCTATCCATCCAGCAATTTTAAATACGGTGCTTTGGGGTTTTATTATCGCGTACATCTGTATTTGGATTGGCAAAAAACGAGCTCTTAATAAAGCATTGGCCTATGCAGAGGAATGCAAGAGACAAGAATCGCTTGATATACAGAAGAAGATTTTAGAGCAATTAGAGCAAAGCAATTTAAGCCAAGAAAAAAGAGACGAAATTATTTCAAGGACGAATCCTGGTTTAAATTAGTTTCTTGAATTGCCGCTGGGTCTGAATTGATTAGCCCGTGGAGCAAGGCTCCAACTACTCCCATTAATTCCGCATCCAATAAGTGATTTTGTTTTTTGACCTGTTTCCAGATCACGCGCGCACGCCCTGTCATGGGGTTTCTGATTTCCTTTTTTATCTCTGAAGTAATGTGTTCCTGATAAACCGCAGGCACGTCGTCTGGCACTAGGAAAGATCCGGATAGGCGAAGAGTTAAAAGCATGTCTTTGACGGTTGGGTTGCTCCATTTAAAAACTCGTGCGTAGCGCCTAGTCAAGCCGGTGGTATCACCAACTTTACCCGCCAATGGATCTCCAACGCTTACTGGACTAAATGGACGATTTGCACGGCCGCCTTTTGTAAAGTGGGCAAAATGTTTCATGTCTGATCCCCAAAGACAAACCCAACCGAACCTACAGGCATTCCAATAGACGGATCTGGTCTGATCTGCCGCGTCGCAAAACACGTTTTCATCAGGAACGTTAAACTCTAGCTGCTTTAAACGCAGTTCATCCCAGCTCTCTAGCCGCCCGCACCAAAGCAAACGCGATCCAGCGTTTGCCTGCCACGCCCTTACAACTACCCAGCAGTGCCACCCGCCGCTCTCTTGAATGTCGGCAGAGACGATTACTTTACTGCCTATGGGTGCAGGTTCTCCCATTCGATAGCCGCCAAAACTTGCTCCTGTTTGCTGTTCCTCATTTTGCTCAACCCAAGGCTCAGCCAAAACTCTATTTACAAAATCTTGCAACCCAATAAGGCCGTTAGATCGATCTTGCAGAAATTTAACGGCTAACTGGCCAAACGTAGACCAGCTCGAATATATAGCACTTAGATGATAAGAACGTCGTCCTGGCTCTGCGCCTGGATTTGTAGCACGCCATTCGCCCTTTCTTAAAGCTGCGGATTTTTGCCCATCTGATATTTTCCCGTGACATTTTTCGCACTCGTAATAGGCACTGTTTCTTACCTGAATCATATCCCAGCCATTATCTGTTTTCCCCTCCCACTTTACCTGGGACCAAACTAAGCGCTGAAATTCTCCGCAATGCGGGCAAGGCACAAAATAATATCTCATATCCCCTTTGAGCCATTCGATCCAGATCGGACCATCTTCGATTGTTGGAGTGCTAGTCTTTACACGCAGAGCTGTGGGATAAGTAGATGTGCGAGCCTCGGCTAATTGTACGGCTCCGCTTTCGCGCTTACCTGCCTCCGCCATCTTGTCGACTTCGTCCATAACCAAAAAACGAACAGCGCGAGATGCAAGATTTGCTGGACTATTGCTACCCACAAACCAAATGCTCATTTTGTCGTAGTGCTGTTCTAATAGTTTAAATTTGTCTAGGTCGTTTGGTTTGTGCGCTGCTAGGGCCGGGCAATCATCTACCAACGGAATCCAACGAGTTTCCGAAAAGCTGCGAGCCATGCTTTCACTTGGCGCTACCCACATAGTCGGCGCTGGATCGCGGTCTAAAACGTACGCTATGCCCGCAAGGATTGTTTGAGTTTTAGAGGTTTGAGCTGCCCATACCAATGTTAAATCCCTTACGTTTGTTCGCCCAAAACATTCCAATGGCTCCCGGCAGTACGGGGTTGTGATTGTCCTGTACGGGCCGGGACTGTTTGTAGTTCTAGGGCTAAGAATTAAATTTTTTTCCGCCCACTCTACGGGGCCAAGTTTTTCTCTTGGCAAGAGATACGACCTAATCATCTTGCCGATTTGGACTTTATCTAATGCGGTCAAGAGAATGCGCCTTCGGCTTTTTCAATTTGAACAAAAATTTGAGCCACCCCGTCCTCAAGAACTTGCCTGGCAAGATCTGGATCGGCCGGATTGCACTTCCCAGCTAGGGACGCCGGCAGCGAATCTATTAACTGTCGCAAGCCGCCAAGGTGCCTAGCAAACACTTCGTTAATTTCATCTAGTCCCACAGTAGTTCGATTTTTTGTCTCGTAGTCAAATAACTGCCTTTCCGCTTCTGATACTGCCTTCTGCGCGTCCCGCCAGGCTTGTGCGGCTGTTTTAATTTCAATCGGTATCCCGCGAGTAATGGCCTCAGTCATTACCTTGTAGCAGCCTTCCTCCGCGTCGCGTGCCCTCTGTCTTGCTAGTAAAGGGTTTCCAGACGAACCGCTTGTCATAGAAATCTCTTGTGGAGCAGTTTTTGGAGACTGCTTTTTTGATCTCATCCGATTGCGTTGCAACCATATCCTAGCGTTTTCAGCATCAGTAATTGGCATTCCCTTTTTTTTCATCAAACAAAGTTGACCAGGATCCATCCCAAGCTGTTTTGCCAGCTCTACTTGCGTAATTTTCATTGATATAAGTCTCTGAAAATCAACACTCGTTTAAAAGACGCGCCTCGCGGAACC